ACAGATTATATTGTTGCTACTGGTCAAACTCCCAATCCATCTCCTCAATTTATTAATAGTAGTATTAGTTATGATGGAACTTCGTGGGCTACAGGTGCATCTAATTCTTTAGCAAGATCTTTAATAGCTGGTAGTAGTCAAACATCCACTGCATCAGGAGTTATTTATGGTGGATTTGGCCCATCATTTACACAAGTATCTACAACTGAAGAATACACTGGAGCAGGCCCAGTAACAAAAACAATTACAACGAGTTAAAAAATTATGGCAGACTATATAAATATAAATGGAAACAATATCCCGATCAGAGCTTCTGATCCAACTAATCCTATTGCGGGAGAGATTTGGTATAATTTAACTACTAATGAATTAAAGGGACAAATATTTCAATCAGCAGCTTGGTCTACTATTACATCTAGAAACACAACAACTAGAGGATCAGGTCAGACTGGAACAGTTACTGCAGGACTTGTTACTGCAGGTTTTCCAGGTTCATTTCCAGTAATTAGAAACACTGAAGAATATAATGGATCGACTTGGACTGAAGTAAATGATACAAGTGCGGATCACTACTTTGCATCTATGTCTGGAACTCAAACAACAGCTATTATAGCTGGTGGGTATCAAACTTTACCTAACCCTGTAGGTGCTGGTAATAATGCAGCAGAAACATATGATGGAACTAATTGGACATCCATTCCAACTATAAACAACAGAAGATATGGAATGGGAAATGTAGGTGATTCATCTTTAGCAATAATTTTTGGTGGAGAAAATACTGCAAGTGTTAACACAACTAATACTGAAGAATGGAATGGTTCAGCTTGGACAGAAGTTAATGATATGAATACAGGAATGAATTATAGAGGGTCTATTGGAAACAGTCAGATAGATTGTTATGCAGTGGGAGGTCTTGTTCCTGGAAGTCCTAACAAATCATCTAATGTTGAACAATGGGATGGAACGTCTTGGACTGCAGCTAATTCTTTAAATACAGCTGTTTTTGCTCAGGGTTGTTGGGGAACACCGACTTCTGGTATATCTGTTGGAGGTGATTCAACACCAAGCCCTACTTCATCTCAAACTGAAATTTGGGATGGAACTTGTTTTTCAATATCTCCAGCTTCTTTAAATACTGGAAGACAAAGTGCTTGGAATGGTTTTGGAACAAGTGGAAGTAATGGAATATACGCTGGTGGATATAATGGTACCGCTAACACTAATGTTGTTGAAGAATTTCAAGGAGCTGGCCCAGCAATCGTTACATTCTCTAGTTCTTAACATTGACTTTATTTTTATAAAGGTTATATATTAGAAAATAATAAAGGATTACTATGTCAGAAAAAAGAAATATAAAAGATTTAGTTGATAAAGAATCAGATAATTTACATAACATCTTAGACCCAAATGACGTTACCGATTTTAAAGGTATGGTCGAAGAATTAAGAGATACTTGGACTAAAAAACAAATTTTTAGAACTGAAACAGAAATGAGATTTTCAGTTTTAAATGATATGAAATATCCAACGAAGGCTGCTAAGTATTGGCAGTGTGTTAGAGAACAAAATGTTTATTTAGAAAACTTAATGAGTTTATCTTTTGATTATAGAAGAACTGAAGTTAAATTAAAAAGACTTCAACAAAAACTAGCAGAAGAAACGGATGAACTTAAAAAAGAACTTATTCAAATTGACATTGATGAAAAAACTTATGCTAAAGCAAATATGCAATTAACAGCAAAAGATAGAATGAGAGAGATTCGATTATGGTCTCAACTTAAAAAAGAAAATGATGATGGCACATTTGATAAGCAAGATGTTAACCAACATCAATTAGAATCATATCATAAAATAATGATTAATAGAAAAAATACTTTAACTGCTGGATCAAGTCAGCCAGAAGTGTTTAACGTACTTGGCCAGTTACAAACTATCGAACGTGTAAAGAAAGAGAAGGCACAACTTGAAGGTACCAAAAGAGAAGCTTTATCTCAGGAATCGAAACTTGGAGCTAAACCCGAGTAATCAAAAACAATCTCCACTTTATAAAAAAGTAAGAGATCACATTAAGAAAACGGGATATATTATAAATCCATTATTGGTCGTTGAAGATGGAGACAAGTATAAAGTTGTCTATGGCAACAACAGATATTTATCAGGACTTGAATTAGGATTTACAGAATTTCCAATTCAAGTATTGAAAGACGATGAAGTTCCAACTATAAGAGAAGCAGCTAAAAGCTACACAGAAATTAATTTAGATGAAATTTAATTTTATATTCTTAGGTCAATCGGTATTTAAGTATCAAGTGCCACTTGATATTTATGTAGCAATAAATCAAATCTATGAATCTAAATTCAAACAATTAAAACCTGCTAATAAACAGTTGGTTGGTAAAATAAAAAATGAACATAGTTTATTTTATGATGGTGATGATCAATCTAAAATGCAATCCCATACTTTATTGCCATTAAGTATTTTAAAATGGTTTGAAGAATGTTACAGACATTATTTAGATTGTAATAAAATAAAACAATATCAGATACATTTAAATTCTATTTGGGTTAATGAAATGAAAGAGCACGAATACAATCCAGTTCACGTTCATCAAGGAAATTTATTTACAGGATTATCTTCTGTTATGATTTTAAAATTACCAGAGAGTTTCGGTGTAGAATATTCTTCAGAACATACACCTCAAAATGGAAAACTTCAAATACTAGGTGCATCTAATGGTCAATTTGCAAATGTTGATTATGAACCAGGAATAGCACCAAGAGATTTTTATATATTTCCATATGATATGAGACACTGTGTGTATCCATTTAATGGGCCAGGATATAGAAGAACTTTAGCTGCAAACTGTGATGTAGATTACAACCCAATTAAAAATAGAGGAGTATCTTAATGTACGAAAATAAAATTATAACAGAACCTAAATGGAAAAGTTGGATTATTGAAACTAATAGCCCACTACTTACATCAGAACAATGTAGAATGGTTATTGATTGTGGAAGAAGTCAGCCTCCACAAAAAGCACAAGTAGGTATGAATAAACCAGGTGGAGGGGTTGATACTAATAAAAGAGTGACTACAATTTCTTGGATCCCTTTTCAAGCATTACCCCAACTCTATCAAACACTCGATACTTTTATACAAAAAGCAAATTTAAATCATTTTGGATTTGATGATATTAGAATCACAGAACAAGCTCAGTTTACAGAATATCCAGAAGGTGGTTTTTATGATTGGCATATGGATAGTGATGTTGTTATGCAACACGAGCCACCTGTTAGAAAAATATCAATGACTTTATTACTCAATGATCCATCAGAATTTGAAGGCGGACATTTAGAATTAATGAGTCCTGGTAGGTTTAAAGAATTAAAACAAGGACACGCAATTTGTTTTGCATCATTTTTAAATCATAGAGTTAATCCAGTAACTAAAGGAGTTAGACAATCTCTTGTTGTTTGGTTTGGAGGTAAACCATTTAGATGATTAAAGAACAATTTTTTCCAACAACTATTTATGCAAAAGACATAAAAATAGATAATAATCTATTAACGAATACAATTGTAGATATGTCTAAAAAAGATCCAGGTGTTAAGAAAACAAATATGCACGGTTGGCATTCTAAAAATTTAGATGCATCGAATAAAGAATTTAAACCTTTAGTTAAAGAATTAATTAATATGCAAAATGAAATCTATGAAGAAGAATTTTTAGATAGAAGACCTATAATAGGTAATATATGGGCTAACTTAAATCCTCCAGGTGGATACAATAGACCTCACATTCATCCTAACTCATTATGGTCTGGTGTGTATTATGTAAAAGCTGAAGAGAACTCTGGTAATCTTGTTTGTAATGACCCAAGACCAGGAATACAAATGAATATGCCTATAAGAAAAAAAGGTATTGTTCCTCAACATTTATGGAGAGAATGTCATCTAGCACCTATACCAGGAAGAATAATAATGTTTCCTGCTTGGTTATGGCATTGTGTTGAACCTAATAATAGTAATGATATAAGAATATCAGTTTCATTTAATTTTATACAGGAGGGTTTTAGTGTTTAATAAATATCAAGTGATTAAAAAAGCAGTCAGCTATGATCTAGCTAATTTTTGTTTTAATTATTTTTTACTTAAAAGAGATGCAGCTAAGTTTATGTATGACAATAATATCATACATGATAATGGTATGTTTGGTACTTGGACTGATCAACAAATACCTAATACGTATTCACATTATGCAGATCCTGTAATGGAAACTTTATTAGTTAAAATGTTACCTGTGATGAAACAACATACGGGTTTAGAATTAATTCCAACATACTCTTATGCAAGAGCTTATAAAAAAGGAGATACTTTACATAGACATAAAGATAGACCTAGTTGTGAGATATCTACGACATTAAATTTAGGTGGTGACCCTTGGCCTATATTTATAGATGGCACAGGTGCAGATTCTGTTATTAATGAAAGACAAAATCTTGTTAAACCTGATGCTCCAAAAGGTGAAAAAGTATTACTTGAGGTTGGAGACATGTTAGTGTATTCTGGTTGCGAATTAGAGCATTGGCGAGAACCATTTGAAGGTAATGTATGTGGACAGGTATTCTTGCATTATAACCATGTAAATGGGCCATTTGCTGAAAAGAATAAGTTTGATGGAAGACCAATGTTAGGACTACCATCATTCGTAAAATAGTATTATAATGCCTAAGATATGCTACAAAAAATTCAATTTAAGCCAGGTTTCAATAAACAAGCAACTCCTACCGGCGCTGAAGGTCAATGGGTAGACGGAGATAATGTTCGATTTAGATATGGTCAACCTGAGAAAATAGGGGGTTGGTTAGAATTAGATGAAAAAACATTAGCGGGTCCAGTTAGAGATCAACATACTTGGACAGATATAGAAGGTCAAAAATACGCAGCTTTAGGTACATCTAAATTATTAGTTATTTATTATGAAGGTACTTTTTATGATATTACACCTTTAGATACTCCATTAACTTCTTGTACATTTGATTCTACAAATGGATCTAATATTGTAACAGTTAATAAAACAAGTCATGGATTAGCGGTTGGGGATTATATTATTTTTAGTGTATTAAGTTTACCGGGATCACCTTCAACAAGTTTTACATCATCAGATTTTGAAAACACTTTTGAAATTACATCAATAGTTAGTAATGACGAATTTACTATTACCATGCC